CCTGGCGCATGCGGTCCTCGAGGTCGAGCAGCGAGAGCCGCCCTGCTTCGATAGCCGCGCCGGTGTGCTCGACGTACTTCAGATCTGCCTTATCGGAATCGACCGTGACCATCGAGCCAGCGCCGACGATCACCGGCTGACCGTCCAGCCCCTTGCCGAACAGAATAGGCACGCGCGCGACGTGCAGAATCGTCTGCTGGTCGCTCTTGCTCTGCCAGTGCTCGACGTTCATGTGCGCCAGTTCAAGCAGCGGCGGGACCGCGGTCATGAATCCTGTGCGCCGGCCGTAGATCGGCACGAACGGGATGACGTCGAGCGTCGTAACGCCGTCCTCATGCGAAATCCATTCGGGCTTGTTGGTCGTCGGATCGACCTTCTCTGACTTGCGATACGTCGCCCATGCACCCGGCGTGAGCACACGCACCTGTTCGACCATCTTCTCGCCGAACTCGCCGTCGTCCTCGATGACCTGCTCGAGCAGCCGCAACTGCGTGAACACTTCCGCGCCGTTGATGCGCTTCGAGCGCCAGCCGAGAATGTTGCCAGCATGGATATGCACCCAATACGGCCGGATGCCCGCGGCGTTTTCTTCTGCCTTCGTGCGAGCGCCGGTCGCCTTCGGGTAATCGACCAGAATGCCGGTGATGCCGTGCGACAGCGCTTCTTCTGACAGGCTCGCAGCGAACGCGTGCAGATTGCGCCCTTGCAGATCGATGTCCGTGTCGCACCAATCCTTGATGCGCGCGGGTACGTCGTCGGTCAGCGTGACAGGCTTGCTGAATGGCTTGCCTGCCAGCACCTCGACCGTGCGAGGGAACGCCGGGAACAGCGTCGCCGTGTCCTTGCGCGCCTTGTATGCGTCGCTGGATTCGCCGGGCCATTGCGGTAGATATGTGGTGCCTGCCGATCGCATGGCAGGCGTGCCGCCGAGCAGTGCGTCGATAATCGGCCAGTTCTCAGCCATCGAAGCGACTGCGGCGGACTGGTCGCGCACTGTTGTCGTCATGTGTGTTGTTCGGTTACATGTGGAGCGGGCGGACGGTCGTCTGGCGCTTCACGATGGGATACATGCGGACGATCGGATACGTGCCGGCGTCGTTGACGTGATCCACGCCGCTCGACTTGTCCGGTTCTCCGCGCTCGTCGTATGCCTGCTGTTCTAGACCTTCGGTGAACTTCGGGCAGCGCCGCGTGTTCACCTTCATGCGGCGTTCGCCCTGGCCGTTCAGCAGCATGGCGTTTGTCGACAGCACGCGATCCTTGACAGCCGGGTTCGTTGATCCAACGTTGATCGTGAACTTCGCCTGCTTGAGAATCGAAATGTCGGACTCGGACGCCTTCTTGCTGCTCGTGTTCTGGCCGCTGGCGTCGGGATAGATCGTGATCGCATGCCCGTTATCGCGCCAGCGCTCACCAATCAACCGTGCCATGTCTGGCGTATCGCGCACGTCGACCAGTTCGTCGACCGCCAGCGGCGCGCCGTCACGGATGACGTACACCACCGCGGCCATGCGTAGGACGTTGAAGTCCATTCCGATATGCAGCGGCTCGCCATCCTTCATCTCGGCGTTCGTGTGATTCAGCTTGCGGTCGAAGTTCGGATAAACGCTGCCGCTCGTCAGGTTGCAGAACATGCCGCGTAGATACGCGTCGATCAGCTGCGGCGGGTACGTCAGGAACAGCGAGTCGATGTAATCGTCGGGCAGGTTCGCTTCGTTGTCGTACGTGCTCGCCTGGATCAGCCCATACAGCCGGCCGAGATCCGGCTTGGCGCCGAGCTGCTTGACGAACTGCTCGTGCACGAACTTGAAACCTTCCGGCGTGGTCGTGACGTCGACGCCGTTTTTCAGGCCATCGACGTTGTAACGCATCCGCGCGATGATCTTTCGCCATGCATTGCGGGCCTTGTCGGCCTTCATGATGTCAATTTCGTCGCAGAGCGCCTTGCCGATCTTGAAGCCGACGATCGTCTCGGGCCGCTCCATCGAGCGGCAGATTACCGTGCCGCGCGACTTGCGCCCCTCGAAAACGTGCACTTCCTTGTTCGACTCGTTGACCGTGACTCGCAAGCCCCAATCAAACGCCACTTCCTCGACGGTCGGATAGAAGATGTCCCGAATCTGCGGATAGGTCGGCGCGAAATAGCCGGCATTGATGCGCGGATACTCCCAGAAGTGTTGCATGAGCCCGCCACAGCCGACCCACGTCTTGCCTGACCCGAATCCCGCCACATAGGCGCGGAACTTGTGTTCCATCGCCAGAAACTGCGATTGCGGCACGTTCAGACTAGGCATCGCGCTTCCTCGCGTCTCGCACCTCGATCACAAAGCGTTTCGATTCTGGCGGCGTATCGTCCGGATCGTCCAGACCCTTGCGCAGCCGGTCGTTCTCGATGCGCAGCTTCTCAGCGGCGAGCGCCTTCGTCTCGTCGTCGCGCTTGTCGTTGTACAGCCCGTAGATGCGAGTCACGGCGTCGAGCGCCTTAAGTCGGTCATCGGTCAGCACCTTGAGACCGTCTTTGCCCTGATGCACGCCGGCATAAAGCCTGCGCGCCGCACCCTTCAATCGGCGCGTGTCATGCACATGGATCTTGCCGTGCCCCTCTCCGCCGCACTCAGGGCAGATCGGGTTTGGCTCGCGGTTGCGGTCGAAGCCGAAACCGCCAATCATGGACGGCTCAGGCTTGCCCTCATTCTCAGCATCGCGCTGCGCTTTCTCGAACTCGCCGTGCGTCCATTGGTACTCGTGATCCTCGCCCCAGCAGTGGCGGCAGTTCGCTCGCCGGTATTCGACGATCTCATTGACATCGACGTTCGCCAGTTCCCACCAGCGTTGCGCGATCATTTCGGGCGTGATTGCCGTCTTGCTCGCTAATTCCTTTCGGCGCACGGCCAAATGGGTCACGACGTCAGGTTTCGTCAGGTTCTCTGCGGCGATCGAACGCGCGGTGCGCTCGCTGTATCCCGCTCGAATCGCCGCTTGTGTGGCGTTCAAGTCGATCAGATACTCGTCCACGAAGCGGCGCTGCTTGTCTGTCAGCGCCATACTGGTCCTGTTGAGTGAATTATTTCTTGCGGCTCGCGGGCAGTTAGATGATTCCGCTCGCCCTTGCGTGTGAACCGTCGTGATCGTTCACGAATGCGCGCAGTTCAGGGAGAAGTTTCAAATCGATGTCTCCGCTGCGCTCGCTGTGCGTCAGCTCGAACTCGGCGCGCATCAGCAATTGAATCGGGATCTTGACCCACCCTTGCGGGCCATCAGCAACGCCATGCGTTACGTCTCGCACCCGCCTGTCTTCGCTCATTTCCATTCCTCGGTTGATGTGTTTGGGTTGGCCACGCCTAGCGCTGCAGAAACTGGCCGAAGCCAGGGAGGAACAGCTTCCGATCTATCGTGGCCTGCCGGGGTTACTCGTGAAGCGTCGCGCCACTCACCGGCCAGGCGCGTGACTGCAAGCAGTCGGGTAATGGGTGCGCGCTCCCCGGCCGGGTGATTTGCTACGGGTCATATGAAGATTTGGCCGCGAGCGCGCGTGATGGGTCGTGCACACTGCCCGTATGTGTTGCCGGGTTCCAGCCCTGACAGTGCGCGCGGTATATCAGTGCATCGTTCGGCTGCGGCCCATGATCTCGATGCCAGCGCCGATGATTTCCTGTTCGTGCTGACCGTTGAGCATCTCGACGCGGCCGTCGATCGCCGCGCGCCACTCGGCGGGGCTGTCGAGCCCTTGGCGTTCGATGACGGACATCGCGCAAGCCAGCGCGTCGCATAGCGCCTGAATGTCCGCGTGGGGGTCGCGTGCGCCGGCGCTCATTTGCTCGGCTCCATCGTCACGTTCATCAGCACGCCCAGGAGAATGCCCACGCCGACGAAGAACAGTGCGAAGCCAGTGCATGCGATCAGTTCAAGCGTCATTGCATGTCCTCGATCGAAGTCACCGCGGAAAGTGTGTTGTACGCCTCGGCGCACTCAACCTGCTGCGGGTTGTCAGGGTTCACAGCCACCATACGGCCACGCATGCCGACGATCTCAAGTTCGATCCCGCCGTGCTCGGCCATCACGCGGCGCGCGACTGCGATTGCTTGCAGGAGGGTCATGCGTCGAGTTCCGCGTAGTCTTCTAGCTTGCTGATAACGCAGTCCATCGCCTCGCACGCGTCGATCATTCCGTCAGTGACGAATGCCATCACAGCGAACACGCCAAGCAGCGGCCAGCAAACCATGTAAGCGGCAAACTTCATGCGGCCTCCGTCTAGCCATTCGAGATGCTTTCACGGTATCCGTGCAATGTGCGCCAGCGAACACAAAACGCGCAACACTATCCACGAATACAACCTGTAACAAAAACTTCTCGCACTCAAAGATACCGTTATGGCATCATTCGGTCATGTGCTGATCTACGGCAATCGAGTTTGTCGTCAGGATCGCAGCAACGACGCCCGTTCATCGGGCGCGCGCACCAGAAGCACCTAGGGCCTTCTTCAACGTATCTCAGGATCATTAGGAGTGCGCCATGAAAACAGCTTTCGACACTGCGGTCGAATCAGACCTTGCGCGTGTTGCCGCTCGCTATTGCGACGAGAGCTATGGCGAGCCTGAGCTGGACGACGACGCAGACGATAGCGACGCCGACAGCGACTGAATCACCACGAAGTCACAACCATAAGGAACGGAAGCCATGAACTCGACTAACCTGCATCTCCGCTTATTACGTCAGCCGGTCGGTAGTCCACCAACCGACCGGCGAGAACAGCAGATCGCTAACGCGTAGGCGGTCGCCATGACGGCGCGCCTGCAGAGGAATCCTGTGCTGCGGTTATAGATCGCAGAGAGCCAGCCTTGCGCTGGCTTTTTGCTTGATTGAGAGCGGCCGGTGCTAACCCGGCTTGCAGTCACGTTGACTTCGCCTGCACGCTACTTTTACTTCGGCTTCGGTGTTACAGGCGCAGCAGCCTGCGCATTCGCTCTCATGGCTAGCCCCTCGCTGCCCTTTGCGTAAGGACGGGATGGGACTTCTCACCGGTTACGCGGCGAAGAGCCAGCAATGAGAGCGCCGGTCTTTCCCGGCTGCCAAGCCCGCCGATCCATCGGCTACACAGCCGGATACCTGACCCGGCACATGTGCGGGATTCGAACCCGCCTTCCCTTACCGAACCTCGGCTAACGAGCCGGAGTCGAACCGGCATTACCAGTAGCGCGCTATGCGCAGCCATCAAATGCAAAGCCCCCGCCGACTTTCATCGAGCGAGGGCCAACTTGTAAAAAGCCGCTCAATCCATCAGGAGAGCGGAAAGTAGATCTGGGGATCTACGAACGGAACCAACATGAACACACCGCCTCGCTAGACGCAAAAACGACATGCTAGATAAATCGTATCAAAACCTTCACAGTATCGCAAGCACTATTTGCATACCGCCACGGTGTGCGTTGCGTCGGCGCAAATAAGCTCGCGCAAGTGGGCCAGAACCTCCCGGCGAATATGCGCAGGGATGGCGGCGGCAGCGGCGGCGATCTGGTATTCGCTATCGTCGCTGCGTAAGCCTTCCGCCAGTACACCAGCGGCAGCGTTGTTTTTTTCTGTACTGCCAGCAGTGCTAGAACTCGTCATCTGATGCCTCTCTGGATTGCGCAACCGGTATCTTTTCCCGCAAAGACTTAAGCGGTGATGTAATAATATCCGCACCAGTCCCGCTCTCGCAACAAGTTTCGATACAATATTTTACATTTTCAGCGGTTGCAACAATCCGCAAATGTTTGCGCGCGTCTAATTCGCTTTCTTGCGGAATCTGTCGGTAGAAAGTACGTCCTCTATGGGTTTACCCAGGACAAGAGCCTGAAGCACCCGGAGAACGGCCGCGCGCGACGCCTCGGGCGCCTGCCGGTACATCGCCATCACCGAATCACGGAACGCCAGGTCGTCATCGCTCATCTCGGCTTCGTTGTTGCTGTGGTCCGTGTCCATCCAGCCTTCCGGCAGCTTCAGCCGGGACTCAATCTCGCGCGCCGTCCGCAGTCCGATCGTCTTCGATCCTGTGTTCAGGTTCGACAGGTAGACCGGGTTCATTTCCAGGTGCGCAGCGAAGCGCCTCAGCATTCCCCGATCGGGCGCGGTCGGGTCATCCCTTCTCACCCCTTCCTTGAACTGCTCGAAAAGCAGGTGGAAGTTTCGTGCGCGCAATGCGTCGATCGTTTCGATAGCCATGTGATTCCCAATCCTTAGTCGTATAGGGCGCGTCAAGGCACGCCACTTGGTGGGATGCCTGTCCCGATTAAATCGCGGCATCCGTTCGTGAAATCTTGAAGGTTTCCGGCTGCAAATGCAACCGTAAAGGCATCATTTTTCAATAAGTTCATAGGGTTATCT